CATTATTGGGTATATCCAATTAGTATATTCAGAAACTTTAGTACTAGGAAATAAATGTTTTTTTAAAAACCATAATTCTTTAGATCCTACGTCATCGTCTTCAAAAACTGAACCAAACGGATAATGAAAACCACCGTCTCCTTTCTTATAAAAATCTTCAAACCTTATACTTAATTTATAGCTGGCATCACAATAAGGCATAAAATCTTTATCCTTAATCTTTAATAACTCTAGCCAATTATTTATTGGACCTAAAGTACTTTCACCAACACCAACTGTAGAAATATTAGGAGACTCTATTAATGTAATTTTTTTATTTGGAAATTGAGATATTAAAGTTGCAGCTGACATCCAGCCCGCAGTACCTCCTCCAAGGATTATTATATTATCAACTTTCATTATAAACTCTTTATGATGGGAGTTTATAGTATGTTCAGATTTAAATCAAGATTTAAGTTAAAGGACTTGTGCCGCCAGTAGTTTCCCATACGGAAGTACTGTTGTTCCATGCGTATTCAGAAGTGTCGCCAGTTCTTTTATAACCCAACCATCTTGTGTTATCTTCATCCCAAGATATGGCTAAAGGATCCCCATCTATTTCAAAAGTAGCTGGATCTGCAACGGGTGCTGCCCAGCCAAAACTAGAGTCTAGAGTCCAACTTGTATAAGGTTGTGGATCGATAAAGGCATCATTAGCACTATCGTATGTACTAGTTGGGCCTGCATAATTATACCGAGAATTATTATTATAAGATGTCTGCTTCCAATATGAAGAAGGATAAGCTCCTTCAGCTGCAATTGCTGGATCGTTAACAATGTTATTAGTTACCCATGTTTCAGCAGTCGGTGAATAATCTCCACCATTAGCATCAACATCTGTATTACTTACAACAACAACTCTAAAAACCGAGTTGTCAGAATTTTTTATTTCTGCGAAATGTGCCATTACGCTACATATTCACCGGGGCTCGTAAATGTATGAAGAGTGTTTCCACCTTGCGACGATACTGATCCCCCTGTGCCTCTTTGGTCTCCGCTATAAGATACGACAACTCTACCTGAGCCGCCCGTTCCTCCAGTTCCCCCTTGGCCTCTTCCGCCACCCCCAGAGCATGAGTTAGCTGGTGCCGGTGTACCACCACCATCAGCATAAGAGCCGCCAGCAGCATAAGAGCCACTGTCAATTGAATAAGGATATGCACTTCCGCCAGCAGTTGGTCCTCCCGAACCATTTTTTCCTCCGCCGCCGCCAGGGCCTCCAGGATTTCCTTGTCCTGGTGTTCCCGCGCCGCCACTGCCGCCGTGAACCGTTGCAGCCCCACCAGAGCCACCACTGGCCCCGTTTCGACTACCTTCGTATCCACCTCGACCACCGCCTGTTGAAGACTGTGGGCCGAAAGAAGTATTAGTACCATTTTGACCTTGTCCAGGTCCAGGTGCACTTCCTCCACCTCCAATTGTTACGGCAAAAGGAGCTAAAGCATCAACCTCAACTGAAGTAAATACTTGTAAGCCGCCAGCGCCCCCGGATCCACCCGACTGAGCCGAGCCTCCAGCGCCGCCTGCGCCGACCATATATTCGATATCGTAGGGAGCAAGTCCCCCTCTTGTTTGTCCAAAACCTTTTGAAGCTGCTGCGCCAAATGTTCCTACTAAAGGCATTCTATTTCTCCTAAATTTTTACGCGAACTGTGTCTGTGACGCTAAAGTTGTGTACGTATCAGTCCCAGTTTTAATTATTGTATATGTGTAAACATCAATTGAATTAGCATTACCAGCTGTAGGCGCTGAACCACCTTGCCATTCTGGAGTTACTGAAGATCCATCAATTGTAACTGCACTGTTATAATAAGCACTTCCAGTTTGAAGTACAGCGTGAGCAAGTGTAAGGGATTCTCCTGTGTCCATAATTGTGTCTAAAGTTGTAGAACCGTCTCCTCTAATGTTTAAAGTCCAGTTACCTGAGGCAGCTGTAGTAAAATTCCATACTGCTTGAGTTAAAGCGTCATAGTTAACAGTACCAGTAGCAGCGGTTGCTTCAGTTGTAACTTTTTCTGCAAGACCACCTATTTTACCTTGACCAGTAATAGTTGCTCTACCATAACCGTTAGGAGCAATAGTCATGTCTCCGTTTGCGCCGTCCGTTATAGTTAACGTTCCTGAGTTTGTTCCACTGTTAGTACTTAGAACTAAGTCTTCCGTACCGCCAGTTGTAACCGTTAAAGCTCCAGCTCCGTTCGAAGTTAAAGTTGCCGCAGCACCAGCGTCACCAACTTTTGTAGTGTCTGCTGCTAAAACAACATCTCCTGTTCCTGCAGGGATGATATTAATATCAATATTACTATCACTACTTCCTGTAGAAGAAAGAGTTGGGCCAGCTCCACTAGCTCCGGCTGCCATAGTAAATTCATTTTCTGCTGAGCCAGTAACTGTAATTTTCATTAACTCATTTCCACCAGTATCTAAAATAGCTGTTCCAATTGCTGGTGAAGTTAAAGTTTTGTTTGTTAAAGTTTGTGTTCCTGTTAGAGTTACATCTCCAGCTCCAAAGCCTGCATCAATAACATTAGTTCCATCTGTGTATAATAATTTATAGCCTGTTTCTCCAGCAGCCCATGCGACTCCTGTGCCTGAAACAGTTTTAACTGTAACAGTATAAGTACTTCCACCTTCGGCGTTATTAACTAGCCACCAGTTTTCAATACTATCTGGAACGGTTATAACAGAATTTCCAGCGGACAAAGTCCCTGTTAATTTCCATATTCTTGTTGCAAGAGTAGCTCCTGCTGTTCCATCGTTTTTGGTTAAAGTGAGTGTTCCATCATCAGTTAATGCTTGAGAGACATAGCCCCCTGCTATTTGTTCGATAATGTTCCAGTTTGTATTTGTTAACGTTCCCCATGTACCGGCTTTTTCACCAGTTGTCATAAGTTGAACGCCTAAATTCGTATAATTTGATGCCATAATTTTCTCCTATGCAGAATGTTCAATATCTGTATAAGCAGTATAGCCCGTTATGTCAACATCTTTATAGTGTAGTGGAGATACTCCCCCAGAACCTAAACTTACCGTAGCTGAGACACCTGTTACTCCTATTGCATCAGCAGGAGAAAGGGCACCTGTTGAAGCTGTAGCTGAAACTCCAGTTAAAGGAACTCCAATTTCTATAATAAGAGAAGACCCAAGACTTGTTGTTGCTGCAACTCCTGTTGGAGTAACTAATTGAGTTTCAGTTACTGTAATTGATCCTTCATAAACAGTTGCACTTACTCCTGTTAATCCAATTGCCATGTCGTCTGGAGACAATGATCCTGTAGAACCTGTCGCGGACACTCCAGTTAAAGGAACTCCAATTTCAATTAAAAGAGATCCTGTAGAACCTGTCGCGGACACTCCAGTTAAAGATAAATCACCTGAACCAAATATTAATCCTGGTGTACCTACTGAAGCAGTTGCATATTGGCCTGTTAATCCAATTGACATTTCTAGTGGAGATATTGCTCCCACACTAGCTGTCGCTGAAACACCTGTAGGAACTACTGTATGTGCTGATTCACCCCAGTTTTCAAAACCCCAAGTATCTCTACCCCAACCTTGTTCATTAAAAGCTGAAACGGTTCCAACAGAGGTTGTAGCTGAAACTCCTGTTAAAGTGACAACGGGTTCGTCAGTATCGCCCCATGGCTCGTCGCCCCAACTATCTCTACCCCAACCAGCATTAGTACTAACTTCTGTTAAAGATCCAACTGATGATGTTAAAGTTGATGGTGCAGTTATGGGTACTGTAATTTGTGTTGTAAGTGAACCTGGTGAAACTGTTGCTTCAACTCCTGTAGGAAGAACAAGAAGCTGTACTTCTGCTGAACCTAAACTTACTGTAGCTGAGAGACCTGTTAATAAAACTGAATAGTCAACACCCCAAGCAAAATCATTCCAGGCATGTCTGCCCCAACCTTGTTCGTTATAAGCTTCTACTGTACCTATGCTTGAAGTTGCTGAAACACCTGTAAGAGGAACAGTTAAAGCTGATTCGCCCCAGTTTTCATATCCCCACGTATCACGGCCCCAACCTTGTTCATTAAAAGCTGTAACGCTTCCAATTGATGTAGTTAAACCAGCCGGAGCTGTTAAAGAAACTGTAACGGTATCAGATTCCCAGGAATTATATCCCCAGGTTGTTCCGGCTTTATTCCAAGTGTTAGCCATAAGGAATTGCTCCTTATGCTATTCGAATAATCGCGTCCGAAGAATCAGCCGTTGGAAATTGAATTGTAAAAGTTCCGCTTGAAACTGTTTTATCACCACCGAATGCAATAGCACAACATGATGGATCACCAGTTGCTGTGTCATTGAAAATTAAACATCCATTAGCGGTAAAAGAAGCTGAAGTCCAACTTGTGTCTGAAAAATCACACACTGCTGTATCAGTTGATAATACAGGTGTCACACTAGTTAAAGCGTTTCCTTTTGCAGTGTACGCAGTTCCAGACGTATTCGTAATTTCGTTCGTAGCACTGTATGCTGTTGTAGATTTACTTAACGTTGCTGAACTTGTGTATAAAGCTAAATTAAAAGTGTTTCCAGTTGAAGCCGTGAAATTATGAATAGCTGTCAAAATTTCTGTTTTGAAACTGTTACAAATTGCTGATGTTATTGCCATAAGTTTTCTCCTAATTACGGTGACGGAGAGTTGACAGGTATTCTAACGGTTCCGTCAGTATAATCGTCTCTTCTTCGTCTTCCAATTTGCACTCCTGCAAACTTTTGTACTTCTTGTTTATATTTATTTTCGTATAATGTCAACATATCCATAGGACCTTTTAAAAATCCATAAGCTTCTACTAAAGTAGCATATAATAAGCCCTGTGGGAAGTACTGACTAATATAAGTTCCAGATGTTTTAGTCACTAAACTTTGAGGTACCATATCATAGTATATTCTAAAAGAATAATTAGCATCTGGCGTAGGAGCTACATAAAGTCCTCCTGAAGTGGTGTCTGATACTGCTGTGGCTCCCCCAAACATAGCATAATACTTAGGAAAACCTGTGACATCCTGAGCTGTTTGACCTCCGGAAGAACCGGTTTCTCTGTTAACATATTCAGTTAAATACGTTTGGTCTTTTTTCTGTAACCATTCTCCAGGCCCTGTAGTAGCCGAGGTGCTATTAAAAACTTTTATACCACGCACAAATACTGTTCCAGTCATTCCTTTGCTTCCTTTTCCTGGAGCATTTATTGTATTATCATCAACAGCTAAGTTTCCTTCGCTAACATATCTGTATGCATCAATTGGAACAT